GCAGGCAGCTGTTGGAACGACCATTGCCCTTTTAGAGCGTGGCTCCAGGGTCATGTCAGCCATACATAAAAGATTGTATGTGGCGTTGAAACAAGAGTTTGTTTTACTAGCAGAAGTATTTAAAACGTATCTACCACCAGAATATCCTTACGATGTTGTAGGTGGACAAAGAAATATTAAAGTTGCAGACTTTGATGATAAGATCGATATACTTCCTGTTGCAGATCCAAACATATTCTCACAGTCACAAAGAATAACTTTAGCTCAAACAGAATTGCAACTTGCAATGTCAAATCCACAATTACATAATTTGTATGAAGCGTATAGAGATATGTATACTGCGATTGGTGTCAAAGATGTGAATAGAATCTTGCCACCACCTCAGCCACCTATGCCAATGGACCCAGCTGCAGAAAATATCATGGCAATGTCAGGTAAACCTTTTCAAGCATTTAAAGGACAGGACCATAGGGCTCACATAACTTCGCATTTAAATTTTATGGCAACTAATATGGTTAAAAATAATCCTATGATTATGGCTGCATTACAAAAAAATATTTTTGAGCACATATCTTTAATGGCACAAGAACAGTTAGAGGTAGAATTTAGAGAAGAAATACAACAATTGATGCAATTACAACAAATGACACAAATGAATCCTGCAATGGCACAGTCTCCTGAAGTTCAACAACAACTTTTATCGTTAAATTTAGCTATTGAAGCAAGAAAAGCTAAATTAATTTCTGACATGACACAAGAATTTAAGGAAGAAGAGAGTAAAATTATGGGTGATTTTGGAAATGACCCTGTTGCTAAACTAAAAGCAAGAGAATTAGACCTTAGAGCTATGGATAATGAGCAAAAACGTATGCAAGCAGACGCAAGATTGAATCTAGATAAGTCAAGAGCAATGATGAATCAAGATTTACAAGAAGAAAAGCTTGATCAAAACGAAGAATTG